CTAGCGGCATACAAATACGATTCGGGGTGACTCCGAATCGTATTTGTATGCCGCTAGTGGTAAGCGTGTCTCCGATGCCTCCGAAAGCTCCAGAATGATTGAACTGTACTGAATCCAGCGCCGCAGCTGGCGATCCACTTCCAGATTGCTGCACCCATGTGTTTGATGTGTTTCCGTAGGATGACAATATAGTGAACGTGGCGGAAGCCGTTGATGCCGCATCGATCTGCGTAAAGTAGCACGGCGATACGCATGGGAATGTTGGAACGCCGTATCCCACCACAAGCCCGGAAGAGGCCGGGGACTGTACCGAGCCCCACGCAGTCTGACCTGAATAGCTTTGGCAATAGGATACGGCGCTGGTGCCTGTGTTCGTATATGTTGACCCGACCCAACACGGCAAATATGGCGACCCAAGCCCTGATATTTGCGCATTCGGGGTGACGATGTAGGCGTTCCAATTGAAGGACATTCCCGATACGTAGACGTTTGGAACAGTAAGAACCACGACGGAAGATGCATTTTGCACTGTAACCGGCTGCGTTCCTGATGGCACTGTGCCGCTAAAAGCCCCATTGCTGACGGAGAGGCAAGTCGAGGCAAAGCACCATTGACCGCTTCCGAGGATGGCCCCGGTTCCGTCCTGAACGCTCGTGCCTGAGACGGAGACCGTCTGGGCAATCGCACTTACTGAAACCATCATCAGTAAAAAACAAAGCAGTTTTCTCATGATCCCTCAAGCGATGTAAATGTCGTAGACCTTGACCAAATCGACGGTGAGGCCTGAACTGGCAGGCGGTCCCGCAATTGCTTCGATGCTAACAGAACTGATATTCGTGGACGTTGGCACCGTGATCGTATAGGTAGTTTGCACTACCGGACTCGTTGCGGTGAGCATTACCGTAGGAACACCTGAGATCGTGGCTGTAATCGTCGATGGGTTGGTGGCATTTGCAAGCGTAACCGCTGCGGTCACGTATAGCGTCTTGCTTCCAGAGATAACCACGGAAGGGAAGCCCTGCCAGATGCAATCGCCGGTCAGCGGTCCAAACCCTCCCGAAGGGTAGGTTCCTTTCACCTGAGCATACGAGGAAGGGCTTGCATCGTAGGCATAGGTTGGGTTCTGCGTCGTATTGTCGCCCTGGTCGATATAGCTGCTTGGACGGTATGCGATAGACCCATTCAGCGGAATGAGCACCGATCCGAGGGAATAGTACCCGGTCTTGCTAAGGAAGTCGTTCTGGTTCTGAGTGGCTATAGGCGTGATATTTCCACCCTGAAACGCGAGATCAACATAGTAGACGAAATAGGACTGATTCTGCGTCAAGCCTGTGATAGGGCTAGCCGGAGTGCAGCTCACGGATTGGTTATTCAAACTGGCCACAAAGGGGTCAATGAGAATCTGCCCCGATCCTCCACTCAATCCCTGCCCGGTCAGTACGGAAGTCGGCACTGTGGAGAAGGTTCCGCTGGAAGGCGGCTGGATGCTTGTCCCTGGAATCGTAAATTGATATTCCTTGCATTGGCTCAAGTCCTGAGCCTGATTGCCTTGTGTATTGAATGATGAGAATTTGAAGTAAAGCAACTTCCCCGCATATTGCGCAGGATATTGATAGTTGAATATCCCGGTCGCTCCAATGTAACTGAACTCCGCTCCAATGGCATGAGCACCAATCGTGGTTCCGTAAACCCCGCGCCGAAGAGAGGTAATGCTGTACCTGTTTTGCGCGGTAAGGCTGACGGTCTCATAGGCAATCAGCTCGATGCTTCCGCTCTGGTCCACGATGGCGGAAAGGGTGGCAAAGGCGTTCATCTGCGAGGCGGTGACGGATACTAATTCTCCGCCGCTGATCGTCATATCCACGGCGAGGGTATTGGTATTGTCCGGGTCAGCGTGATTCGCGAGCACCGCGCTTAGGTAGCCGGACCTGCCTTGCGACTCCACCTTGTCAATCTGCGTCCACGTTGTTCCATCGGGAGATGCGTATATAAAGCATCCGCCCCACGCGGCCTGATTTCCTGCCACGGCGAACTGAATTGTGTTTGGCTGAGCCAATAGACTCTGTGGAGTAGCCTCGAAAATTACGGGGTAGGTGTTCCCTGGGATCGCCTGCGACGCAGTCGGCTGATAGCTGCTTGGTGCCTGTTTTGGATAAATGGTCACGTCGGCGCTCCCGTATGTCCACTGCTCTGCTTCGATTGCAAGTCTACCACTGGCGTCATCTTCGATAGAGGTAATCCGAACGGGCTCCCCTGTTGGAAGAACCACCATATCCATTGGCTCCAAAGCACAGAACCAGAAGGGAAGCCAGAATTTGTAGGTGTTGCGGATATAGCAATTCCGCTTCAGCCTTAGATTCAACGCCCATGTAGCCGCAGTCTGGGTCGTGATAAATTCCCATGTCTGCGGAGATTCTGGACGGAATCCATAGAGCTTGATGAATGCGTCGTTTTGCTCCGGCGTCAGTTCATTGTTGTAGTCGTTGGTGCGGTTGGTCCATTGGCATTGCACATAGTTCATGCAGTCCTGCGGAGCCCTGACCGATACCTGCAACGGATCATCGCTCGCCGCATCTCCAGTCTTTTTATCCGATGGCGAAAGAAGATTATCCCATGTAAGCGTGAATGCAGGCGTGGTATTGGGGGTGTAGGTATAGCCGTTTCCTACCGTCGTGGCATCTCCATAGGGAATGAGCTTCAGGAGTCCCCCAGACCACACCACTGCGACATTTCCCGTCTCGATAACCGTCTTGAGCGCATCTGAAGCCGGTTGCTGTGTATCCAGAGATACCGAAATGAAGTAGTTGTTCGATGCCCAGTATGCGTAGCAGCTTACCCATGGGTCAATGTTGGCGGACGGAAATCCAACACCTAAAAGCGGGTCGGTAAGAAGAAGATTGAACGCATCGCAGGGATGTGCATCCAGTATTCCTCCGCCCCAAACAGCGAGGCCAACAGTCTCATAGTTGTAGCTTGGCATTGAAGCCGATTGCCCGAGGAATAGTGGATTGGCTCCCAGATAGCAAAATCCCGAATAGCCAAATGCCGAACCCGGATATTTTGAGGTCATGTATGACCACGGCGACTGGCCTTTGATTCCCGGAAAAAACGTCAGGTTAAGGCTGCTGGTATTCGTCACATCCGAATCGCTGGATGTGTACGTGTAGTCGATGTAGACATAAATTCCGGCGAGCGAGGAGTTGAAGGTATAGACCCCAGAACTTTGTGTGTAGTCGGAACCATAAGTCAAAGCCACGCCAGTATCGACACGCGTCACGCCGTTGTCATGGTAAAAATATGTCTGGTTGTCTGTGGAAACCTTGTAAGGGCTGCCGGGAATCACCGCAGCCTGCGTCTGCTGAAAATAGTAGAGAGAGAATACGCTACTATAGGACACATAAACGGTTGTTCCATTGTCAACTGTCGAGAAAGTGTAGGCTCCGGTGGCGGGGTTGAAACTGTATTGCCCCGATCCGGGTGCGCTCGCCACTTTCGTCAGTTTTACGTTCTGATTCCCCGTCAGGGTAATCGACCCACCTGCTCCATAGTCATTCGCCACGACTGAATAGGGCACGGTCTTGTAAACGCCAAGGTCCGTTCCCACCGTTGGACTGGCGGACGGAATCACCGTGGGACTGCTCGAGGGAATCGTATATGCGAAATTGTATCCCTGATTCTGGAGCTTTCCCTGCTGGTCCCATACATTCGCTATGCCGATACACGCCTGATTATTTGCCCCCTGGCATAAGAGCATGAGCACATCCGCATAGTAATCCCACTCTGTCGCCTTGCCGCCGAATATACCCTTCCCCGAACTGTTTGGTGCCTTGACGCTGTAGAAACCTCCGTAAAATAATAGCTTCTGATGCAAGCGAGAAGTTCCGAAAAGTATTGGCGCACAAGTTCCATAGACGCTTTCCGTCACCTGAAGATTATGCAACTCTCCTGAATATCGCGGTTGGCCGGGTTGTGACTGTCCAAAGATTCCCATCAGTCCGGCCTCCACAAAGTGAAAAATCGTCGCGCATATTTGTGCAGCCGGCCTTCATCCGCGTGGCCCATCTGCACTCCTGACGGTGGAAGAGCATGGATGATTCTTTCCGGCCATTCAATCACAATTGCCGCATGACCATGACTCCTTCCTGTCTTGAACAGCGCAATGTCGCCTGGTTGCGGATCGTCCACCTCTACCGCTCCATACGCCTTCACATAGTCAATCAGCCTTTCCTCTTTTGAGTGTGTGGCAAATTGCGGGGTATAAAACTTTGGCTCGGGCGCATCCGGCGCGATAATGCCAGCCGCAATCGCAACCCCGTACAAAAATTGAGCGCAGTTGCAACCCACCCCCTTGATTCGCGCACACTGAAGATACGGCGTTCCCACCCATTCCATCGCTTCATCGACAATAGCCTTCCTGAACTCAATCTCATTCATATACTCGTCTCCGGAACGGGCACGTTCGGTTGTCCACTGTAGTTGAGCAGTGAATTAGTTGATCCCTGAAGATTCAGACAACTAGCATAGGTCTTGTTGCATCCCTCTGTGATGGTAAACGCGTCCCCATGCGCCATTGCGAATACGGGCTGAACGTCCAATTGAATCGCGTCAGGAGTTCCCGGCGTCCACAATCGGACATAATAGGCCAGGCCGGCGTTCTTTCCGCTTGTCCAAGTCAATGTTCCCTGGGTGAAGGTTCCTGCCGCGCTGATAGTGGATAAATTGGATGTGGGCGCGAATGTATAGGGATTGGTGATCGTATTTACGGAATCGCTTCGAGTGAAACTACCCGCCGCAAGAGTGCATTTGGTGTCGTAAAGAACATTGGAGCATGATGCTTGGAGAATCGTCCGGGGAACCTGAACGTTAAGTAGATAAAGCATATCCTGAACAACAATTGTCGCTTTGGTCATGCCGATATATTCGACGGTCGCCACCATGCCAATGAACTTCGTCTCTACAAGACTTCCGCCTGTACCGCCAGTCACCTTGCCATACACGGTCATGTAGGCGGTAAAAAT